CTCCAAAATGGCTGTGATCACATCGCGCGCCACAGGTGGGCATACGGCATTGCCCAGCATGTGCATGGCGGTGCGCTGGTTTTCGGGCAGCACGTAGTCGGACGGGAATCCCATCGCGGCGCGGGCCTCTGGCACAGACAACATGCGCATGCGGTCGCCGTCGATCACGGCATGGCGGTCTCGGGTGGTGATGGTGCCGATAGGCCGGTGCAGCGAACGCCCGCCCTTTTCGTTGCCGTAGTAGCTGCTGATGAACTGCTCGCCATGCACGCGCCGGCCGGCGGCAATGCGCGCCAGCGTGGCCGGCGCACGGCCAGGCTTGTCGATGGGTTGCCAGCGCCCGGCGGTGAAGTCCACAAAGCTGGAAGCGGGTACATGGGCGCGATGGGGCAGCTTGAGCGTCATGGGCGCCTTGCTGCGACTGAGCACGATGAACATGCGCTCGCGGTGCTGGGGCGTGCCGTGGTCGGCGGCGTCAAGGATGTGCGGCGCCAGGCTGTAGCCGAGCGCCTCCAGCGCCATGCGCCACGCCGGGAACAGCGACCACTTCAGAAACTCGGGCACGTTTTCCACGACGGCAAAGGTGGGCCGGTGAAACTCTGCGGCCGACACCACCGCCCACGCGGTGGACCGGCTGGCGTCGTGCTGCGGGTTGCCCGATGCCTTGCCGCGCGCCCGGCTGTGGCCTTGGCAGCAAGGAGAGGCAAGCAGGATGTCGTGCGTGGGCACATCCTGCCAGCGTGCCTGATGCAGGTCCTGGCAGACATGCTGCGCGCCCGGATGGTTGATGGCGTGGACTTCGACGGCGCTTTTCCAGTGGTTGGCGGCCCACACCACGCGGCACCCGGCCATCAGGGCGCCCGTGCTGAAGCCGCCGGCGCCTGCGAAAAGGTCGATGGCGTTCATGCGGCACCCCCAGTAGTGTCCCGCACCACCGCCCGATGCAGTTCCGCATTGAACCAGCGCCGCACAACATAGCTGCGCACGATGCTGGCCACGGTAAAAACGATCGTGATCCCGAAGTTTTGAGCCAGCGTGAAGGCGTGGCCGAATGCAGGGAAAACCACAACCTGCAACGCCATGCTGATGATCATCCCGAGCGCGACGTTCACCAGCGATTCGATGAATGAATGAGTGCGCGATTGCATTACGCCTCCAGCTCCATTTCGATCTCTGCTTCTTCAAGCGCAAACAGGCTCGGCATACTGACCTCTTTTTCCGCCGCGCGCAGGTAGTGGACTTGATCCATGAAATAGGTCGGGTTCAGTTCCGATCCGCCACCTGTACGGCCTTTTTTGATGGCGCGATAGGGTACGGTTCCGAGTCCACAGAATGGGTCATAGATGCGTTCACCGAGGTTGCTGTATCGGTCGATCAGGCGATCAACGATGTCGAACTGAAGCGGGCAGATGTGCTTTTCAACTGCGCGATTGCTTTGGTCCCCGTTGAGCGTGCGCATCCGGTTGATGTCGTGCCAAACATCAGGATGGTGGCTTCCGGGAGCCAGGCTCATGAAGGTACTCGGCAGCGCCTGGCGCTCCAGAAGTTCCTCGCCAATCCTGACATGGAAATCATAGTCGTACACGTTGCTCAGACTGTAGTCGGTAAAGATTTTGGCCAGCTTTGCCGGGCCGTATGCGGCCATTTCTTCAGCCGTTAGCAGGCGTTCACCGCTGCTGCGCCAGAAGGCATGAGCATCTACCTGCCAGCGCGCGAGGCTGCTTTCAGCCTTGTTCTTCGCTACCGGCTTGTCTGCATAGCCACGGCTGCGGTCGGTCTGCGGCTTGTGGAACAGAAGCACGTATTCGGGCGAACCGACACCCATCTTGGTTCCGTCCTTGCACATCTCTGTGTAGCCCAGGCGGTAGGTCTGATTGTTCTCCCGCACAACGTCGGTCACGATCGTGATCATTCCCATGTAATCGAATCCATGCTTCAGGCCGTGGAAAAGCGCCTCTGCGTGAAACGGGCTGACTGTTGGAATGCCGGCTCCGGTCACGTTGCCGAAGTTGATTCGGTCTTTCACATGGCAGCAATACACCCTACCCGGCTTCAGGATGCGCAACAGTTCAGGCGTCAGGAAATCCATCTGTGCCCAGAAGTGCGCGTTGTCCTGTGTGTGCCCGAAGTCGTTGTAGCTCGGGGTGTATTCGTAGTGGTTTGCAAACGGGATGCTGGTGATGATCTGATCGACCGAGTTGTCCGGTTGCAGGCGCGCTTCCTCGACACAATCATTGTTTGCCACGCTGAACAGTTCGCCTTTGACCTCAATCCGTTTTACGCCAATCGATCGCGCCAGCACCTCCTGCATGGCCAGTTGATTCAATCCATATTTACGGATGATTTCAGTCATCTTTTTACCCATTTCATTATGTTGATCCCACTTGGTTTGCAGCGTGCGCAAAACCTCGCGCTCGGCTTCGGTGTGAACGATGTCAATGCGCACCGGCTTGGTTTGCCCGAAGCGATGCACCCGATGGATGGACTGAATGAAGTCGTTGAACTTGAACCCGATACCGGAAAAGATTTCCCTGTGGCAATGGCGTTGCAGGTTGCATCCGCTGCCAGCAATCACCGGCTTTGTTGACAGCACGCGGTTATGACCGTCGCTGAAGGCCACGATGCGGCGCTCGCGCTCGTCCAGATCCTGAGTACCCCATACGCTGATCGCTTCAGGCACAGCGGCTTGGATCGCGTGGCGCTCGTCTTCCAGGTCGTGCCAGACGATGAAATGATCCGCAGGGTCCGCAGCGATCAGGTCGGCCACAACAGCGACGCGCGCATCCATGCTGCCGCGCTTTTCGATGGCCGCTGCGCTCAGGCCCATCGCCACATCAGGAATCAGCAGGCCTTGGCCGTTTTTCTCGTTTCCGGCTGCTTCGTAATCGCTGGGTACTTCGTGATAGCGAACGTCCAGCGCGGGCAGCGCATAGCCTTCATCGCTGTGGCCAAGGTCGCTGGGGCGTTGAATGAAGACCGCCCAACTTGCCACCCACAGCCAGAATTCCTCTACCTTGTGCGGGTACAGCGTCAGGTTTCCAGCTTTCTCAGAGTCGCGCTGGAAAAACCGAGTCAGAGCCTGGCCGGTATCCATCACGCCAAGGTATCCGGCGTAGTGGATAAGCTCTTTGAAGCGGTTTGGCGAAGGCGTTGCCGTGGCAACAAACTTGAACTCGACCGGAGCGAATGCGGGCAAAAATTCCTGATAGGTCTTACTTCCATAGCTTCGAAGCACGCTCGCCTCATCCAGGCTGGTCATCCTGAACTTGCTGATGTCGATCTTTCCCTCGCGCACGGATTCATAGTTGGTCATGTAAACCGTGGCCGGATCGTCAATCTCCGCGTCTGTGCGGATGAATCGCAGGTCGACCGCATAGTCCCCTGTGAACCGCAATTCAACCTCGCGCTTGAACTCCTGACGAATGCCCAACGGCATCACGAGACAGCGTAGGCCGGGCCGGTGAATGCCCACAAGGCGCGCGATCTCGAGCTGCGTGGCTGTCTTGTGCAGTCCGAAGCTGGCAAAGATGGCGCGATTGCCACCCTGCACAGCCCATTGCACGATTTCGCGCGTATGTGGCTTTAAAAAGGGATTGATCTGCTCCATCGGAACATCAAACCCCTTGAAGCTGGCCATGCGGATTTTCTGTTTCAGGAAATCCGTGTAGCTGGTGGACTCTGTCATTCCAGCCCCGCCAAGAAGTCTTCATGGCCAGCCATCGCGCCTTCACCCTTCGCGCCTGCATCCTGGTGCAGCGTTTCGCTCGGGGTCGCATCAATGGCCGGTGCATCGTCCTTCTGTGTGATTTCTCCCGTCTCGTTGTCAATCGTCAGGGAATCCGCAAAGGCGTTGTCCTGGCGCTGGTTCGATTCCGCCTGTTCGTCCAGTGCCACGGCGGTGGCCAGTTCGATGCTGACCGGCAGGTACTTGAACAGCCGGCGAATGACCGTTTTCTTGGCCATCTCGTCAAAGTGCGAAACCCAAGGACCGTTCTGGCCAGCCTTGCTTTGGCTGCGCACGCGCTCTATCTCTGCGCGGCTCATGACTTCGAACTGCGTCCCGCCATCCTTCAGCTTGGCGACGGCATAAACGAACCGCAGCGGGCCACGGTCGGCGGCTTCCCAATCGGGTTCATGCGTCAGGTCAGGATTCAGGCCCAGCGCCACATGGAACGTATCGGCGGCATAGACCGCCCGCGCTTCGATGCTCAGGATTTGGCCGCTGCGCCGGGCGAGGTCCAGCATCCCGCGATAGCCGACAATGAACTGCACTTCGGTGATCCCTTTTTTCCGGTTCTCAAACGGGAGCAGGTAGGCATGGCCCAGCGCGCCGCCGGGTTCAAGCCCGAGCTGTGCGCACTGCATGATCGCGCCCAAAAAAGACGCCTGATCGCACCGGCCCAGCGCAGGCACCTTGCGAACTTCGGTCAATGCGATGCGGGCCAGTCGGTCTGCGGTCATATGCTTTGGCAGTGCGAGCGCCATTTGGGACTTGATGCGAGGATCGCTCATCAGTCCTGCAATGGTGTTGTCCCTCGGGGCCTTGTTTGTTCCGTTGGCAATGGCCTTCAGTTGTGCTGTCGACATGGTGTTTCCTTCGTGGTGGTGGTGAAAATGAATGGGGTCAGGCCAGCCGGAAAACCCGGCTTTCGCTGGTCTTGATGAACTGATCGAACAGGGCCGGGTGCGCGGCTGCAAAGGCTTTCTGGTCAAACCGCTTGGCCTGCTGTGTTTTCCATGTGCAGACCTTTGACCCGCCAACGGTCAGCATTGCGGCATCGCCCATGCGGGTTTTCAGGGCCTTTTCGCAGCCTTCGATGCGTGCGTCCAGTTCTTTGGATTCAAGTCGCAGGGCGCGCAGTTCATTGAGCGCGCTCAGGGCATCCGCGTCGGTGTCGATTGGTGCAGCCTGGCCGTTGTCTGCCGGGTGCAGGCGGTAGAGGTCTTCCTCAGTCACCGGAGGCGGTGGCGTGAGCGCGGCAACGTAGCGAACCCAGAACTGAATGGCCTTCTCGCGCAGCGTGGCGATCAGTTCGCCATCGGCTTCCACTGCGTAGCGTTTCAGGTCATCACCGATCAGCGCGTAAACGTCGCAATGCTGGCGCCTGGTGATTCCGAGTCCCCATTGCACTTGCGCGAGGTAGTGCAGCGGCAGCACGTCGGTCAGTTCCTCGCCCCATTCCTTGACCTTGAACGGGTGAACGGTCTTGATTTCGATATTGATATGGCCGCGCATTTCGTCCTGCGCTTCCGCGTCAATCTCGCAGGCGAAGTAGTCGACGGCCTGATCGGTGTAGCGTTCGTTCGCTGCAATGACGTTCACGCCATGTTCATCGCGGATCATGTCCAGGATGTACGGCTCCATCCGCTTGCCGCGATTCAGGACGCGCAGGCGCGCCGCATCGGTTTCCGGCATGGCCGGCCGCGTCTTGTCGTTCCAGAGTTGCAGCGGCGTTTTCCACGGGCTGATGCCGAGGATGGCGGCAACATCCGATCCGCCGATCCACTTCCTGCGGTCCACGATGGGCGCGGGCTTCTCGATCAGTTCAATGTTCATCGTGCGCTCCAGAATCCGAGTGCGGAAAAGATCACAAACGTCAGGACGGCAAGGATCAGAAGGACGAGGAACGCATCAAGCGCCGAGTCGATCAGGCTGCGCGTCTCGCCGTACGGGTCGCTTCCGTCGCTGTTGGTCTGTATAAATTCAGAGCAGTTGCAACGCTCAGGCGCGCGGCCTTGGTTGCATTTGGTTCCGGTGCAGGTCATGGCTTGCTCCAGCTTTCGCGCATCCGGCGCAGTTGCTGCGCGGCGCATTGGTTGATATAGACGCGCAGGCGCTGGGTTGCGGCTGCGCACAGGGCGTCGAGTTGTGCAGCGGTCACGCCAGCCACTCCCAGACCGCCAAAACGATCAGGTAGACAAATCCGGCGGCGACGGTCCAGTTCGCTACGCGGTGGCCGCGCGAAGGGCGCTCAACAGCGCAGGCGGCGTCGCCTCGGCATCCAAAAGCCTCGACGGTGGATCTGGGAAAGCGGCGCGTGTTCATACCGGCGCCCCTTCGAAGTCATCCTCTTCGTCTTCATCCGGGTCGCGGTCCTGATCGTCCGGTCCGCAGTCCATGCCGAGGCGGCATTCGTCGAAGTAGTCGGCGCGGCGCTGGGCGTAGGCCTCGCTGCCGCGCGGGGCGAAGGGCGCCAGCGCGGCGGCCATGACGGGGTGAAGCTGGGTGTTCATGCGGCCTCCGTTTTTGGCGTCCACAGTTCGGCGTGAACCTTGATGAGTTGCAGTGCGGCGCGGTATTCCTGGGCGTGCTTGTTGTCGCCGTGTTCGTCCTGCAGCTTCGTTTCAAATTCAGCGACTGATCCGGTAAAGCACCCGGCTTTCAGAATCACGCCCTTGCTGGTCAGGTACGCAACGAAATAGGCGCAGCGCGAGCCGATGGGGCCAATCTGAAAAACAGAGCGTTTGCCGTCCAGATAGGCGCCGGCCAGATTGGCGCCGGCCAGATTGGCGCGGGCCAGATAGGCGCCGTCCAGATAGGCGCCGTCCAGATTGGCGCGGGCCAGATAGGCGCCGTCCAGATTGGCGCCGGCCAGATTGGCGCCGGCCAGATTGGCGCGGGCCAGATTGGCGCAGTCCAGATTGGCGCCGTCCAGATTGGCGCCGTCCAGATAGGCGCCGTCCAGATTGGCGCGGGCCAGATTGGCGCGGGCCAGATTGGCGCGGGCCAGATTGGCGCCGTCCAGATTGGCGCCGTCCAGATTGGCGCCGGCCAGATTGGCGCCGGCCAGATTGGCGCGGGCCTTCGTTGCCTGTTCAAGCGCCGCGCGAACAACCATGCCGCTTGGCGTGTTGTCCAGGATGTCGGCTTCAAACAGCACCGCGCCGGTGTATCGGTGCTTGATCGGGTGTTTCATCTGCTGCTCCATCGGGGTTTGTTGCGATGGGATGAATTATCGGCGGCGCGATACTCTTTCGTCAATCGCTTTACCGATATTTGATAGTAAAAAGTTTTCTATCAACTTTCGTTGTTGATAGCTTTTCTCTAATTGTCGGCGCGATAAAAAACTCTTGCAATTCCCATCGGCATAGCGATAATGATGGTCATGAAAAGCACTGACGTTTTCCAACACTTCGGCACGCAAGCTGCCGCAGCTGCTGCGCTCGGTATGGCGCAGAGCGGTGTCGCAAGCTGGGGCGAATACCCGCCAGAGGCCCGGCAACTCCTGATCGAAAGAGTGACGCTTGGCGCGCTCAAAGCTGAACCCGGATGCTTTGAGCGGTTGATTGGTCTTGACAACGTACCTCAGGCGGCCTCGGCATAAATGCAAAACACCAGCATGACCTATCCGCAAACATGGCCCGGCACGGCCATCATCAAGACGCAACACAACGCCTTCAATTGGCGTGGCCGTCCGTCTGAAGTCTTCGCCCGCGATCCGGGCCTTTTCAAGTACGGAACGCACAGCGCCAACGGCGTGAAGCAGAAGGCCACGGTCGAAATGAAGCTGAGTCCGATGCAGATTGTGGCCCAGCAGCGGCATAGCGGGGCCTACAGCCGCGCGCAGGCGAAAGGTGGGGCAGATGCAGCCTGATCTGTTTTCAACGTCTCCAGGGCGCGATAAACCGAAGTCGTTCGAGAAGGACGCGCTGGGCTACCTGATCCGGTATGCGCGGCGAAGCAAGGGCCAACCGTTCAGTGCCGAGGATGTGACGTTGGCAGCTTTGGATGCTGGGATTGCTCCGATGGAATTGCGCCAGTGGGGTGTGATCTTTCAGCGGGCGGCGAAGGATGGGTATATCCGTCGCTCGGATGTGCTTTTTCGGCGGGCGATGGGGAATGGATCGCTGGCGCCGGGATGGATGTCCGCATGAATTATTTCCCGTTCCATGTTGGTGATTACGTGGCGTCCACGGCGCACCTGTCCTGGGATGAGGACATGGCCTACACCCGCCTGATACGGGTTTACTACCAGACGGAAAAGCCGATCCCGAAGGGACAAGCCTACCGCCTCGCTAGGGCAACAACGCCGGCCCAGCGCGCGGCCGTTGATTCCGTGTTGTCCGAGTTTTTCACCACAGATGAGGCAGACGGCGCATTCCGTCAGTCACGCTGCGATGAGGAAATTTGCAAGTTCAACGACAAGCAATCGAAGGCAAAACGCAGTGCGAATACACGCTGGGAACGTGCAAAGACGCATAGCGAAGGCAATGCGAACGCATCAAAAACGCATATGCGAACGCATAGCGAAGGCAATGCTAACCAAGAACCAATAACCAATAACCAAGAACCAAATACAGAGACTAATCAATCGTCGGTGAAAGAACTCCGCGCGATGCGCGGCGACGATGAAGTCCCAAAAAATTCTGCGGAATGGATCGCCGTCTTTGCCGAACAGCACGGCGTTGACGTCGATCACCGCAGCTTTCACGACCGAAAAAAGTTCTTTCCGCTGGCCGCAGCATGGACCGCCGCAGGGGTCACGATCGGGCAGATGCGGACAGCCTGCGCCAGAGCGTTTTCAGAGGCAAAAGAACCGATTGCATGGCTCCCGGCCTACGCCGATCGGGTGCTGGCCAGCATGGCGCAAAAGCAGGAAAAACCGCCGCCGCCGGAACCCGAATGGCGAACCGAGCAGCGAACGCGAACGGCTCAGGCTGTGCCCGGAATCGCAGCAAAAAAACCCGGAACCAGCCGGCCCGATTTCATCGATGTGGAGACGCGAAATGTCCCTTCCATTGCCTTGGGTTGATCGCATTTTCGAGAAGCTGACGCTGGTCTACGGACAGCCGTTTTTGGCACGTTGGCGCGACCTCGACCTTGACGCTGTTAAACACGATTGGGCCACCGAACTGGCCGGGTTTGAACGTCACCCCGAAGCGATCGCACACGCCCTGCGCAACCTGCCGTCCGACAGCGCACCGACCGTCCTGCAATTCCGAGATCTGGCACGCAAAGCCCCGGCGCCTGACCTTCCGAGACTTCCTGAGCCGAAAGCAGACCCGGCGCGCGTTGCCGCAGAACTGGCCAAGTTGGCCCCG